CAAGAAGGTTCGCTAAAATTGTTGTCGGATGTGATTTTGCTATTTCATCAAACATTGGAGCTGACTTTAGTGTGTTCACAATATTAGGAGTTGATGAGTTAGGAATTTTTCATGTATTGAATTGTTGGAGAAAGGCTGGGTCGAATTACGGACAGCAGATAGCAGCATTGAAAAAGATAAACAACGACTTTAGACCAGACGTAATGTATGCAGAGGACAATGGAATGCAACAAATCTTCATTCAAATGATGGAAGATGCAAACTTGCCAGTTGTAGGAAAAACCACTAATGCAATAAACAAGAAATCACTATATAAAGGAATTCCTTCTCTTGCAGTACTGTTCGAGACTGGACGAATTAAATTTCCATACGGAACCCAAAGAGCAAAAAACTTGACCGATCTATATTTTGGAGAACTCAACAGTATAACGTATATTCAAGACACAGGAAAGTTGGAGTCGGTCTCTCAACATGACGACTGTGGAATGTCATTGTGGAATGCAGTAAATGCAGCAAAAGGAGACCTCGAAGAATTCGACTTTTCATTTATTTAATCGATTGTAAATTTTAATATGAAAGTACTTACAGACAACTTTATCAACGAGTTGTTCAAAATCTGTCTTAGAAAAAAGCAGATATTTGAAATAGCGCAAACACATCTGAAATTTAACTACCTTCCATCAGAGCAGTACAAAGAAATTTGGCAAGCGATGTCGAAGTACTATGACAGTGCGGAAAAGTTATTGACGATAGGACTGCTAACTCAACAATTTGAAAATAGGCCAAAGGTCATAGATGTAATTAATGACGTCAAGAAGGCAGACGTTCCAGAAGATCAAGCTGTTCTCGAACAGCTTGAGGTATTCATCAAAAACAAAATATTTATAGAGGCGTATTCAGACCTTCACGACAAGTTCAATCGTGACGACAAAAATGGAGCGTTTGAGTTAATGGGTGAAGTTGCTGAACAACTCAAAGAATTTAAGATAACAGAAAAGTCTCAAGGACACAGAGTCTTTGCAGATTTTGGGAAAAGACATAACGAAAGGGTAACTAATAACGCTCAAGTTCAAGAAATTCAAGCAGCGATTAAGAGAAAGGTCCCTACAGGAATCTTTCCAATAGACAAACTGTTGCGAGGAGGAATCGATAAAGGAGATACGTTTTTAATTCTAGCAGATTCTGGAGTAGGAAAGTCTAAGATGTTGAAACATATGGGACTTAGCGCAGCTAGAAGAGGATATAGAGTAGTTCACATACAAGCTGAGGGAACTGCAAAAGAAGCAGAAGAGGCCTACGATGCAGCAATTGCGGGAGCAACTGTACACGACGTTGAGGTGGGTGCGTTAAGTGACAAAGAGCTTGGTAAAATCGAAAATGCACTATCAGTATTGATGAGTCAAGGAGGAGAGATTCATATTAAGGCGTTTGAGCAGTTCGATAGTGGTAGTATGAGAGACGTTCATTCCTTTTGTGAAGTAATTCAAGATCAGTATGGTGAAATCGATTTGCTGTTAGTGGATTATTTAGACGAGGTCGAACCTGGAGATGGTAAAAGATACTTCTCAAACCAAGACGGAACTAGACTATCAAAACGTGCAAGTGCTAAGAAGTTTAAAAACATATGTGTAGAATTTGATTGTGCAGGAGCAACAGCTACACAATCGAGTGATATAAAAGATGCAGACAAAGAAAATCCAGAATTCTTTTTAAAGAGAGGAAACACGTCAGAAAACAAAAAACTACTTCAACCGTTTTCATATTTATTTACATTAAACAGAACAACTACTGAGGAGCAAAATAACATTATGAGACTTTATGCGGATAAGTTGAGAAAGTATGGAGCCGAAGATAGAGCAATGTCAATAGTAACTAATTTCAATGTAGAAAGATTCTACGACCACAAGCGAACTGTAAAAACTTTTGGAGAGTATGAATGATATGACTCACAGAATGCAAAAGGTAGCTGAAGCATTCAATCTCAATCTCAGAAACAAATCTCCAAAAGGATGGATTTATGGAGGAACGTGTCCGTTCTGTAATAGGAGCGATAAGTTCGGAATAAAGTTGAACTATGAGAGAGGGAAGTATAGGAATCACGTCTCGTTCAATTGCTTTCACGGATCGTGTCAAGAAAAAGGTAGTGAGTTCAAGCTATTGAAAGAGGTAGGCCTTCTTCACTTAATAAGTGACGGAGAGTTTATTGGAGAAAAAGACAAGTTAGAGCAACTAACCTTTATTTCAGAAGAGGTAGACATTGACGATGAGGTTCCTACAAAACATAAGCCGTTCGGATATCGTAGAGTCGATAGCGATCCGTACTTAAATGGAAGAGGATTCAAGCCATGGCAATATCAAACATATAATGTTGGAAGAACTAAAATGTACGATCCTTTAAAGGATTACGTGATTTTTCTAATAGAAGAAGACAGAGAGAATAAAGGATACGTGGCTAGGCTTACGTGGAGTAAAGAAAAAATCAAACAGCAAGAAGATTTAGGAAGGTTAGTGTTGAGGTATAAAAATGAAGGAGGTGTTGATTTTGGAAAACTTTTATTCGGAATAGACGAAATTGTTAGTGAAGTAACTAAAAGAGTGATTTTGGTCGAAGGAGTAACGGACAAGGCTAACGTAGACAAATTGCTAAGACTTAATCTAAATGAGAAAACTAAATGCTGTTGTAGTTTTGGAAAAAAGATTTCAGAAGAGCAAATCTTTAAATTATGGAAAAAAGGAGTAGAGCAAATAGTCGTTCTATACGATCCTGATGCTGTCGATGCGTCAAAACAATATTCATATCAACTTAAATTGTGGTTTAATAATGTGAAAGTGGGATATTTACATTCAAACGATCCAGGAGACGTTGATAGAAAAGAACTTTTAGAGGTACTTAAAAATGCAGAGACTCCAGGAACTTTCGATGTTATGAGAGTGCAAAAATTTAATTTAAAATAAATCGTAAAAAAAATGAGCGAAAGAAAAACTCGAAATCAAACTCTATTTCAATATCTAGAGAGCTTACAAACAGAGTACATAAATGCCGAACTGAGAAAGAAAATCTATCCAATCGTAAAAGATAAAAGATTTTACGAAAGAACGATGAAGTGGAAGAGGCAGAAGATTGAAGATATTGCTCAAAGAAATGAATTACCTACTATCTTCACCAATAGCGAAGAGAAGTCTCGCATATATGAAAAGACGTATACCAAATACGGACTGCCAAACTTTCTTTACAGAAACGAAAGTGAGATCGTGGAGTTTAGAAAGTGGGACGTCATAAACTATTTTGCTAAAGAAGCTGAGGTTAAGCTTGATGAAGGTGAAGGCAAGGTTTCTGTAGGAACTATCGTCGACAACTCAGACATCTCAGCAATTTTCTTCGACCATACTGATGTGATAGACTATAACAAAAATGTAGTAATCGTCAAAGTGAAAGGAGAGGCAGCTCAAAAGCCGTACTTAATTAAACACATTTCAAGAATACTGTAAAAACTAAACAAATGGGAAATTTTAGATCAACAAAAGTAATTGACGGATTCAGTACATGCTTTCGTCAATGGAGAGCAAAAGACACTCACTGTTCATTCATACATGGGTATGGAGTCAGTGTGAAATTTATTTTTAAGGGAGAATTAGATAATCGAAACTGGGTAGTTGATTTTGGAGGATTCAAGAGATCGAAAATAGGAATAGAAACTACAAAAGATGTTTTCTTACCACCAAAACAATACCTTTCATGGCTACTAGATCACACAATGGTAGTTGCTGAAGATGATCCAGAACTTGAAACGTTTCAGGCGATGAGCGACAAAGGAATGATTCAGTTAAGAACGATTGACGGTGTAGGTTGTGAAAAGTTTGCAGAATACATTGGAACCAGATTTGCAGAATGGTGTACTGCTGAAACTATGGGACGTGCTAAGCTAATCTCATGTGAATTTAGAGAGCACGAAAAAAATTCAGCGATTTGGTTTGCTGAATAGATGATGTGTGGTTATCTTTATCTACATACATAAAAGATCGTAAAATGAAAAAGCTAAGTAAAAGAGTATCAAAGAATGGATACGTCTACAAACAGACTCAAAGATATGACTGTCCAGTTTCTGGAAGATCAGTTATTATTTACAGCATGCATACTAACGACGACGAAGAAAAGTTAATTGCACACGAGACCTTTATTATCCCAATTCGAAAAAAGCCAATTACAACTCCTAGCGGAATAATAGTTCCTCCAGGAGAGAAGTTTCCTGGCAATCAGGAGTTTGGAACTACAGTCAAGGGAAGTAATTGCGGAGGAATTGATTCACAAACTCAAATTCTAGAGGAATTTGAAAAACTCAAAAAGTATTTACAAAATGGAAAAAGCAAGTTCAAAACCAGCTAAGAAGACTATTCTCGAGGTTTACAGAGCCGTTCAGAGTGAAGGTAGTCGAATAATGCCTACAGTGGTGATACGTACATCAGGATGTACTCATCGATGTTATTTTGGCGAAGGAGGTTGGTGTGACTCATGGTACACCTCGATTCATCCTGAGAAGTCATTATATGACATTGAAGACGTTAAGCAGATGTACAAAGACAATCCTCAGATTAAAGAAATGATGATCACAGGAGGATCTCCGACAATGCATCCAAAACTATTGCAAGAGCTAACTCAGTTTGCTAAAGAAAACGGAATTGTAACTACAATAGAAACTGAAGGATCACATTACGTAGAAACCGATCATCCGATAGATTTGATTTCACTATCTCCTAAATTAAGCAATAGTGTGCCAGTGCTGGGAGCGGTCACTCCTAAAGGAAAGGTAGTAGACGAGAAGTTTATAAAGCAACACAATAAGTTCAGAATGAACATCGACACGATGAAGCAGATGCTGGAATACCACACAGACTATCAGCTGAAGCCGGTGTGGGGTGGTGGAGAAGAAGCTTTGCAAGAGATTAGGGATTTGGTTAAAGAATTAGGTATTCCAAACAATAAAGTATGGATGATGCCTGCAGGAGACACTAGAGAACAGCTAGTTAAAATGTATCCTGTCGTAATGGAACAGTGCATTGAGGAAGGTTGGAACTTTACGGGAAGACCGCACATTATAGCCTATCAAGATCAAAGAGAAGTGTAGTGACCGTTCAAGATAGGGAGAGGGCTTATAAAAAGAATAGATACAAGAGCGATCCGAATTTTCGAATGAGAATTCTCCTCAGATCTAGACTTTATCAAGTAGTAAAAGGCAAGATGTCTAAAGAGAGTGCAGAAATCCTCGTAGGATGTAGCCATACTGAACTGATCATCTACATAGAGTCTCAATTTAAGCCAGGAATGTGCTGGGAAAATAGAAAGCAGTGGCATTTAGATCACAAAGTTCCTTGCGCAAAGTTCGACCTCACTATAATTGAAAATCAAAAGAGATGTTTTCATTACACTAACCTTCAGCCATTATGGGCAAGCCAAAACTTATCAAAAGCAGCAAAATTAACTATAAAAACAAATAAATGAAACTACTATCGAGAGCTAACGGAAACGTTGCTAGAACAGAAGTTGAAAAACTTGAAATGCTAGAAAAGGCACAGTATCATTACGGAAAATTCCTAACATCAATGGGATTTGACTGGGAAGCGGATCCTCACACCGTAGACACTCCGAAAAGAGTTGCAAAAGCGTGGATTAACGATCTTATCAGCGGATCGATCAATCCAATGTGTAAAGTCACCGCTTTTCCGAATCACGAAGGATATACAGGACTAATTTGTCAAACACAAATTCCTGTAATTAGTATGTGTGCTCATCACAACCTAAGTTTTATTGGAGTAGCGCACGTAGCGTACATTCCAGGTAAAAGTAAAGACGATATGGTTGTAGGACTATCTAAGCTAAATCGAATCGTAGATTGGTACAGTAGAAGACCGAACATCCAAGAATCGTTGACGAAACAAATTCACGACGAAATCGACAAGTTGTGTGTCGGTAATCGAGGAGTGGCTGTAGTAATTGAATCTCAACACAATTGTGTTAGATGTAGAGGAATCAAGAATAGTAGTGTGATGAAAACTTCTCAAATGAGCAAGTACTTTTTCGACAACAGTATAGGAACTAGACATGAATTTTTTAGTTTAATTGATCAATCACGTCACAATGGATAGTATATTTTCAACTCAAAAGGCAATTAAGAAAATGGTTCATAAGTGTGCCTGTAGCATACAGGCACGTACGTTAAATCCTCCAATTCCTGTAGTGATGTTAGGAGTGTTGAATGGAGCAATGCCATTTTTAACTGACCTAACTAGAAACTTGCCTTACATGGACATGCAGATAGATACAATTCAATGCAAGAGCTACAGTGGAATGTTCGTTCGTGAAAAAGTTAAGATAACTAAAAAGCCAGATCTTGATTTGAATGGACTTCGAGTGATTATTGTTGAGGACATCGTTGATAGTGGAGAAACTATTACTGCCATCAAAAAATATCTCAACAAGAGCTATAAAGAGATCAGTAGCATAGAGGTGTGTTCGTTATTTAAGAGAGATGGTTGTGATCTATACTTAGAGCACCTAGGTCGCGTAGTTCCTGATGGACTATGGTTGTATGGATACGGAATGGACAACGACCAATTAGACAGAAACATTCCAGAAGTAATGATTAAATCGTAAAACAAAAACAATGTTAAATTCAAGACAGATTTTAGATCAAAAGATTATCACAGGACCAATCGATGACGATATGGTAGCACAAGTAGGAGTTGACCTACGAGTAATTGAAATCAAGAGCATTTATGGGGGAGGAGTAGTTCCTCAACAAGGCAAAACTAAATTAGCTCACAAAGAGCCTGTTAAAAGAAACGGTGGAAGAGAGGTTGGATTAGAAAATGCAGTATGGCTATTACAGCCAGGAGCATACGACGTAACCTTTGAGCAAGGATGTGACATTCCTGCAGACAAAGTAATGCTACTTCGCCAAAGAAGCTCTTTGTTAAGAAATGGATCAATCTTACATTCCAGCGTATTTGATCCAGGATTCAGTACAAAGAATGTAGGAACAGTTCTCATAGTAATTTCTCCAATCGTAATCGAATTTAAAGCAAGAATTGCACAAGCATACATTCACGAATGCACTGAGGTCGCAAGTGAAGATTTATATGACGGTCAGTTCCAAGGAGACAAGCAAAGAGATCAATCAAAAAACGTAAAGGATGCAAAGTAGAGTCGTAATAAATCTCCAAGTTGAAGGAATACATGCATGGCCTGGAGTCACAGAAACCAAATATGTAAATAAAGTAGGATATTTACAATTTCCACACAGACATACGTTTGAATTCAAGTGTGAGAAAAGTGTTAGTCACGCAGATAGAGACATTGAAATCATCGACTTAAAGCATCAAGTCCTAATATATCTTAAACAAAAGTACACTGACGCTTCACGAGTAAATTCTACAGGCATTGTCCATGATTTTGGTACTAATTCTTGTGAAATGATTGCTGAAGAGTTAGTGAAACATTTTAAGTTAGAGAGATGTGAAGTTCTTGAAGATGGAGAAAATGGTGCTGTGGTTTATGAAGATCGTGTAGAAGATTTTCCTCCAAAGTACTATTTTAAGGCAAAAGAGGTACCTGAAGACTTTAGAGACAACATTATAAAAAAAATGGAACATCGAATGGTTTTTGGCATAGAGCCTCCCATAGACACTAGAGGAAAGAACGTTACATTCATTTGTAGTTATCTTAAAGGAGGTAAGAGCACCTTTTCTCACCTACTTGCTCAAGGAATGGACTGTAGATCGCCAGTGGCAAATAAGATTAAGGTGATCGAAGTTAGTGAAATTGTGAAAAAGCTTCTCAACAAGAGTGAGAGATCTGATTTGCAAGGACATCCAGAACTCAGCGATCAGATTTATCAAGAAATACTAAGAGCAAGCATGGATTACGAAAACGTAATCGTTAGCGGAGCACGTCAATTGACTTTACTGAAAGCATTTCCAGAAGCAACGTTTATCTGGATTGATACGCCAAACGACGTCAGATATCAAAGGTTTAGAGATGATAAGTCGGCAAAAGACCCTAATAGTGGCGAAGCATCTTTTCACAAAGCAAATCTAGGTGACCTTGATTTAGGAATTGCCGATGTAAAACAATACATTTTTAAAAGAAACGGATGTCTGTAAGATAATAAAGAGGTATCTTTATGATATAATTTAAAAGACAGTAAAATGAAAACATTATACAAGAGAGCTAGAAACGGAAAGATTCAACAATGGAGTGTTGAAATTGAAGGAGACAAGTACAGAACTACTGAAGGATACAAGTACAGAGCTACCGAAGGATACGTTGATGGAAAACTAACAACGTCTGAATGGACAGTTTGTCAACCTAAAAACGTAGGTAGATCTAATGAAGTTTCTGCTCCAGAACAAGCAGTTAAGCAAGCAATTTCAAGAGCTAAAAAAAAGAAGGATCGAGGATATGTTGAGGACATATCCTTCATTGATCAAGTAGAGATAGTGGATCCGATGCTTGCATACAAATGGAAAGATCATAAAGACAAGACTGTAGGACTTCTTGCGAGTCAACCAAAACTTGACGGAATTCGCTGTGTAGGTACAATAAATGGACTATTCACTCGACAAGGGAAAAAGATAACTTCTGCACCTCACATTGAATCTGCAGTAATTAAAATGCTTGACGGAGTTCCTAAAGGAGTCACTCTTGACGGAGAGCTTTACAACCATGACTTGAAAGAGAATTTCAACGAAATAACTTCAATTGTAAGAAAGCAAAAGCCTAAGCAAGCAGATTTAGAAAAATCTAAGCAAGTTTTGCAATATCATGTATATGACATTGACCATCAGAGACAGACGTTCGCACAAAGATTCTCTGCACTGAAAATTCTAGTGCATCAGCAGAAAGAAGATTCTCCAATCAAACTAGTTGATACTGTATTTATTGAAAGAAACGATGCGGAAGACAATGAGCCTTTAATGACACTTTATCAAGGATATTTAACTGCAGGATTTGAAGGACAGATGATTCGTGGAGCAAATAGCTTGTACAAGTCAGGTCGTAGTAAAGATTTGTTGAAGAGAAAAGAGTTTGAAGATGGCGAATTTCAAATAGTCGACATTGAAGAGGGAGCAGGAAATCGTAGTGGAATGATGGGAAGGGTTAAATTTGATGGATTTAATTCTAATGCACGTGGAGGGTACGACTTTTACAAAGAATTGTGGGAGAACAAGGACAAGTACATAGGAAAGATGGCTACTGTTAGATATCAGAACTTAACTCCAGACGGTAAGCCGAGATTTCCAGTAATGATAGCGATAAGAGACTATGAGTAAGAACAAGCAGCGGTGTGAGGCTCTTTGAAAAGAAACCTCACACTCATTAATGGACTGCAAAATTAATCAAGACGCTAGCAAAGTAAAAGAGTGTTTAAATTCTAATGCCTGAAAAAGGGGAAAACTAATTTAATATGTCAAGAAGATCAGCAACGTTTAATGCATGTGACTTTTTAGTAGAAAAAATTAAGAATCACTGCTTAGCGCATCAAGGTGAAATGCCTAATGCGATGACGATCAGTCCTAATCTGTACGAAAAAGTTCGAGAATTTTGTACAGGAGAACAGTCCAGACTGTTTATGGGAGTTGAGTTATATAGATCAAGAGATCTAGAATACACACAAATTTTATACAAATACAAAACACACACATAATGGACTTTTATTACATACCACCAAGATCGCAAAACGAATTAATGCACAATGGAGACAGATACTTCTGTTTAGCACAACAGTATCTTAGCGATGATAAATACGCAGCATTCTTTCAGAATCTTTCTGACGATGCATGGGTCACTTTAGATAATGGCGCAGGCGATCATGATTTAGTGACTGAAGACGCTCTCTTTAAAGTAATGAAAGAGTTGATTCCTAACGAAGTGATTCCACCAGACATATTATTTGATCATACAAAAACTAGACAGAATGCACTTGCGTTTTATGAAAGAATGGTCAAAGAAGAGCTTGACGATAAGATAGAAGTGCTTTTCTGTCCTCAAGGCAAAAATCAGTTAGATTGGCTAACATCTTATGTGTGGGCATTGGAGCGAGATTGGATAAAAACAATTGGTTTAAGCAAAATATCTGTCCCTCAAGCGTTTTTAGGAGTGAAAGGAGACGTAGGCATTATGGAAGCACGACACAACTGTTTCAACTATCTCAAAGTGCACGGACTAATACAAAAACCAATGCACCTATTAGGAATGGGCGATCCTAGAGAATTTCAATATTATCAACAATTTGAAGAGGGTGCTTACATTAGAAGTTCAGATAGCTGCAACTCTATTTGGAGTGCAATCAATCAATTAGATTGGACTGAGGAAAAGTTCGAAAGAGTACCTACTCCAAAAGACTATTTTGATAGGGACGAGTTGACCGACAAACAGAGAACTGTTTTTGAAAATAACGTAGACTTTCTCAAAGAGTCTGTAGTTTAGATATGATTAAAGATAACTTTTTAGTATCTTTAGGTAAAATCTAAAAGAATGGAAACAATAAGTAAATCAATTTCACAAAACAGCTACATGATAACTGACGAAGGAAACGTTATTGGATTCTTCGACGTAGGGGAAGAAGGATCTAAAGGAGCACACACAATTTTAATTGGAGAAGACACTGAGATCGTAAAATCGATGTCAGTTACCAAACAGGTGATTTACGATGCAGTACACAAGTCTAAGTCTCAGTTCAGTGATAAGTATTCATCTGAAATGAATAAGCAAGCACCTTTAACTGCGAAACAGTATTACGATGCACTGAGATCGTATATTGTAGACAACAAAACTCCAATTCCTAAGAAATCCACTAAGGCCAAAACCTCAAAGGCTCAACCCAAAGCTAGTGGATCTAAATTGACGCGAAAAGATCAAGTCAGACAGCTCTTAGATCAGGGAACAACTTCTTCAAGTAAAATTGCTGAAGAGTTATGTACAAATGCTAGCTATGTAGCGAGGCTAGTCAAACAAATAAAGAATGAAGGTAGTAATTAATGCAGTGGAGGCTTTAGTTGGAAGAAGGCCTAATACAATCAAAGAAGTTCGCGCTGAATTGATGGCTTTTCTTAAAATAAACAATGCTGAAGATTTAATTGTAGACGACGACATAGAAATGTTGTTGGAGCTATGTTCTATTTATAGCGAAATACCAATTGAGCAGCTAATTAACAAAAACATATCTAAGGAATTAAACAAAGAAGAGCTCTACAAAAGAGTTGGTCCGAGAATGATTCCTCTTCAAAGAGAAACTGACAAACGCTTACTAAAAAAAGTAGCAGAAGTTATAGTGGACATTCATGCAGACTTGCATTATGAATTTAAACAGCACGGAATTGTGTTTATCGATCAAGTGAATGTAGTATTTTCTTTTGAACAGATAAGGTCGATAGAGGGAATGCCTAACGAACTTAGTGGAGCAGTAGTTTTTCCAAGAATTAAAAACCTTGAAGATAGAAATAGCTTGATTCCTCAAAGCTATTTAGAGGATAAAAAGTGGACATTCAAAACTCTAAGAAATAAATATAGCAGGCTAGAAGCTAGGTACTTAACAACTACCGAACTAATGGATCTACTAACTAATCGTGAAATAATTACACATGGGAATTACAGATAGTCTAAAACAATGGCTGAAAGAAAATTCAGTAAACTATGCAGAATTGGGATTCGGTAGAGTTCATGTAAAAGGACTGGGATCTCTAATAGAGTTCATTCCAAGAGAATTTGGCAACACAATAGATGTGCAAGGGAAAATGTTCACTCTGAACATAGGCCAGCAAGTGATTGAGTACATCATTGACAATAAAGTAGATCACGTGATTTATGAATTTGGAGGTAACCATTACTACACACCAATATCTCACATCGCAAATGCACAAATGGTTTTACTTAAAAATGTTGGAGGTCATGACGATTCGTTGATTCCAGATTTTGGAAGAGCATTTCTAGGAGTTCATGGAAGATATGAGATGATGAACGGAAGTAGAGACTATCAAGATTGGTGTGATAAAGCAAAATTCCTAAAATTCAAAGCATTAGGAATTTGTGAAAAGAACACTCTAGCAGGAACTCTTCCGTTTCAAATGGCGTGTGTTAAGAACAAGCTTCAACCAATTATAGGATACACAGTCGAAGTGGAGAATGGTAAAGGAGAGCATTTTGATTTAAGACTGTATTGTATCAATACAAAAGGATGGAGAAATCTTTTGAGAATCAACAAGCTAGTAAATGTCGATCAGGAAGGATTTGCGTTCGAAAAGCAATTACTTGAATATGGCGAAGGACTTTTATGTTGCATCTCTCCTGGAATGCACGCAACAAAGCTAATGCTTACGTCATATAAAAGAGCTTTCGACAAGACAATGTTTCAAATCACAACTAATGAATATGCAGGAAACGTTAAAGACAAAGAGATCCTCTCTTCAATCAAAAACTATTTAGACAATTTTCGAAGCATTGTAGATCCGATACTAATTAGCGACGCATATTGTATCGACAAAGACGACACTCATATTCGTACTGTATTAAATAAGCAAGGAAAAGTTCAATTTAATCACTCAACAACCAATCACTATTTTAGAAGCCTTTCTGAGCAGTTCGTTGAATTAGAACCGCTATTTAGAATTGAAGACGGAAGGTTAGAGGACGTATATATTGATTCCTTTGAATCACTAGATTGGGTAATTGAAAATTGCAAATTTAACATAAACACCAAAGAATTGTTCTTACCAAAGTATGAAATGACTGAGGCTGAGCAAAGCGAATATAATGGAGAGACCTCAGACTTCTTTGACGATTTAATTGCTGATGGAATGAGGAGAAAGTTTGAAAAAGAACTATCGGGTCCTAATGGAGATTCTTTTGAAAACGAACTGTGGGAGAGAGTAGATTCAGAGCGTGCAGTAATAGTTAAAGGTGGCTTTATTGATTATTTTTTAATTTTGTGGGACATTGTAAATTGGTGTAAAACGCAAAACATTCAGACAGGACCTGGAAGAGGGTCTGCAGCGGGATGTTTGATATCATATTTGTTGGGAATCGTAAAGATAAATCCTCTAAGATATGACTTGATTTTTGAACGCTTTCTCAATGAATCACGTATACAATCAGAGCTTCCAGATATTGATATTGACTTTGCTTCAGACAGAAGAGATGAGGTGATTGAATACATGAAAAAAAGGTACGGTGAAGATTATGTTTGTAGAGTAGGAACGTATGGTACTCTTCAGATGAGAGGTGTATTGAAAGAACTTGCAAGAGCTTACGGAGTTCAAGGAGACAAGTATAACATGAACTTTGTGACGAAATTGATTAGTCAAGACAACGGAACTTGGGAACCTTTATTTAAAGACGCAGCTTCTGAGCCTTTGCTCAAGCAGTTTGTTATTGACAATCCTAGAATCGTAAACGATGCTAGGATTGCACTAAACTCAATCAAATCAGCTTCAGTACATGCATGTGCAACTATTATAGTTCCAAAAATCACTGACGAGGAGGGGAATTCGTTAAACATCTACGACCAAATTCCAGTAAGAAAAGATTCTGACGGAACTTTGATTAGTGAGTGGGAAGGAGACGTGATGGCCGATGCGGGATTTTTAAAAGAAGACATTCTATCAACCAAACAGATGGCTAAGATTGGTTCGATATTTGATTTAGTCAAGGAAAGAGAGGGTATACAATTAGATATGGAAGAGATTCCACTCGATGATGAAAACGTGTATCGTCTGTTTCAGAAAGGATTAAATCAAGACGTATTTCACTTCGGATCGAGTGGATTGACGATTTACTTGAAGGACGTTCATCCAGAAAATATCGATGAATTAATTGCATGTATTGCACTTTATCGTCCAGGAGCTATGGCATCCAACGCACACACGGACTTTGTTAAACTTAAAAAAGGCGAAAAAGAGGTGACGCACGATTATCTTCTACAATCAGTGACTTCAGAAACTTATGGATTGTACATCTATCAAGAACAGATTATGAAAGCCGCTCAGACATTAGGAGACTTTAGCTTAGCTGAAGCTGATGGTGTTAGAAAAGCAATGGGTAAAAAGATCAAGGATAAAATGGACTCGTACAAAGTTCAATTTGTTAAAGGAGCAGTCAATAAAGGATGTGACAAGCTTGAGGCGGAAAAGATTTGGAACAAGATGGAAGTGTTTGCTGGTTATGGATTCAACAAATCTCACGCAGCAGCGTATAGTGTGATAGGATATTACTGTAACTGGTTAAAGTATCACTATCCATTGGAATTCTGGACAGTAGCTTTTCAATATGCAAAGAATGAAAAGATTCAAGACTTTGTTGCAGAAATTAAAAGAATGGGACATATAGGAATTGTCGCTCCAGACATAAACAAATCTCACTTAGAATTTCATTCAGATCCAGAACAATATAAAATCTACTGGAACCTTTCTCAAATTAAATACGTAGGAGAGGCTGCAGCAAGTGCAATCATTGAAGGTAGAGATAAGGACGGAAAGTTCTTTTCAATTGAAGAGTTCAACGAAAGGGTTCCTAGTAGAGCAGTGAATAAAAGAACTGTAGAGCACTTAATTTTAGCAGGATGTTTTGATGAAATGTACTCAGTTCGACAGTCTAGTGATAGGCTACAAATTCTCCAAGAATACTATGAGTTGAGAAAAGAGGAATTGCCTAAAGAGTATAAGGACAATCGAGCAGTGGATCATTATTGGTCTATTAGACAAGCAGAGGTGAGTAAATTATCAAATTTAGATTACATCAAACTGTTTAGACAAACTCAGTTTGCCAATTACACCAGTGAATACGTTAGTAGTGAAGAGGTGTCGAAACCTTTAGAGCGTAAAGTCAAGCAAAACGTTATGATAGCAGGTACGGTAGTTGAGGCTGTAATTAGAAAGACTAAAAAGGATAAAACAGAATATGCTGTAATACGATTGATGCAAGACCAATATCAAATGCAAGTCAGAGTGTGGCCACAACAACTTAATCCTAATGACGACCAATTCGATGTTAGATTTGACGGCCTTAAAGAGTTTATTGAACAAGACAAAAACAAATTATGTGTTTTTAGAGGAGTGATGGAATACAATGACTACGTCAAAGGCAATGAGATTGTACTGTCCGATAGAATTAATGGACCTACGTACGAAATATTTTAAAAAACAGTTGCTCTAGAGATAATGGTTAGGTATCTTTATGGTCTAGAAAACAAATTGTAAAAACTAAACATTGGAAATTATGTCAGATTTATTAGTAAAGTACACACAAGAATTCTTAGAGAAAAAAGAGGAGTCCAGACTAAGAACTATTCTTCAGAGAGCCTTTGGAATAACCAAAGGAATTTCAAAGTTAGAAAAGCAAGAGCTTATTGATTCAATCATTGAGAACAGAGAAAGGGCGTTGGCTGAAGTATCAGCAAACAAGAATGTTCGTCCAGATTTGATTTATAAGAAAGACGGAAAAGAATTCAAAGCAAAGTTTCAGCCCGAAACTGATGAGTTCGACGAATGCATTGTATTAATTGATGGTGATGGAGAGAAGGCGTATGAAATGCTTGAAGATTTTAATTCAGAATATAAGCAAATGAAGTATTCTGAATTCACAGACAAGAATTACGTAGCTCCGAAAATCTTAGACGATGATATTTC